TGGAATATATGAGAAAAGTCCGAACAGTTTTCTGCCCGGACTTCCTCGCTCAATCGTAAGTCAATTCTGCTCTGGAGGTCAACGGTATTCGCTGGACTGCGCTTGACCCACTTTTGACCCAGAATCCGAAAAAAGCGGGCAGGGCCGGACGGAAACAACGGAAAATTCGCCGAGCGAACGGCGGTAAAAAGCACAAATCGGAGCCGAAATGACTCCGATTTGTGCTTGAGACTGCCTCATAACCCGGAGGCCGTAGGTTCGAGTCCTGCCTCCGCAACCAGAAAAACAGCCGTTTTCTTTACGAAAACGGCTGTTTTTGTAACTTTTACAAGATATTCTATTTGTGACAAGAAGAGATAATTCAACTTTAGTTCAACTCACTTTGAAAATTCAAGCCTTTTTCAAAAACACGTCAGCTAAAATGTCAGCGTTTTTCCGATCGGCGCTCTCCATCACATGTGCATAGATGTTCGCCGTTGTGCTGACTTGCGCATGACCTAACCGCTTGGAAATAGATACACTGTCCACGCCGCTAAAGTAAAGCATAGAGGCCATTGTGTGCCGGAAAGCATGAGGATTGATATGCGGGAGATCGTGCCGCCTGCTGAACTTGGACAACCAGTCTGTTATGCTGTCCGGGTGCATTGGCTTTCCGTCATCTTGAGCAAACAAAAAGCCCTGTTCTCGGTAATATTCACCCAGCCGCAGCCGTTCCGCGTTCTGCCATGCCCGGTATTGCCGAAGGAGCTGCATCGTTTCCGTTGGCAGAGAAACCCAACGATCCGAAGTCGCGGTTTTGGGCGTATCCTCATATATGCCGATATCCGGCGAGTAAAGAATGTTGTTGCAGATATGGACGCGGTTTCCCGCAAAGTCAACGGTATTCCATTTCAGCCCCAGCACTTCACCGCGCCGCGCCCCAGTAATTAGAAGCAGGTGCGTGAGCATTCTCCATTTCGGCGATTCTGTTTCAAGCGCATCACGAATTGCCGCCACCTGCTCAGGCTGAAAATAGTTGACCTCTTTTTTGCTGACCTTCGGTAAGGTTGCCTTTGATGCAACACTAAACGGAACAACCCCCTCTTTCGCAGCTTGGTCAAGCACGGTAGAAATTAAACGGTGATGCTCCAATATTGTTTTTGCCGATAATCCTTCGCCGGTACGTTTGTTTTGCCCCGGTTTGGCGAGATCGGTGTAAAAGCTATTCAGGTGATCGGCGCGGAGGTCTTTTAGCTTGATATGCCCAATGGCGGGATAGATGCGCGCTGCAAGGTCTCGATAACTCACAATGGTATTGTGTTTTGCCCCGCGCTGCTCTTTCAGATCAATCACATAATTGCAGTATTCCTCAAACTTCAAACGGCTGTCGGAGGTCACACCCTCCCGGCATTCCTTTTCAAAGGTCGCGGCGAAAGCCTCGGCCTTTTTTCTTGCGCTTTTCTCCGTCCATGTGGGCGAAACTTCAAAAGTTGCCGTCCACGGCTTGAACTGCTTTCCGTCAGCACCACGGCCACGGTGAACACGGATAGAGTAGGAGATCAGCTTGCCGGACTTGTCCCGGCGTTCTTGAATGTTAGCCATTATGTTCACCTTCTTTTCCAAATGGTAGCCCTGATAATTCAAATGCGACAAAACGATTGATCTCAGAGATTAAAGTTCTCCATTGTTTATGCGAAATCATTGCAACCTTTCCGTTTCTGCTACTGATTTTCACTGCATTGTCGGAGTAAATTTGCTTAATAAAATCGTTGCTCTCAGAAAGATCGACTTCTTGGATATCATATCCATGCAATTTGATTAAATTTACAATATTGCTGTAAACGTCGTGTAACCCGCTCAACCCATTTTCAAACATTTCATGTTCCGTGCGAAAATCATCTTTTAAAAGAAGATACTCAACACGAACATTGAGGACTTGCGCAAGCAGTGATGCGTATTCCACAGATATTGGGCGCGTTCCATTTTCCAAGTAAGAAATTTGCTTTTCACTACGTTCTTTCCCTCGATTATCCGGCAATTTCATAACGGCCTCAATTAGCTGCTCTTGAGAAAGACCACATGCAATCCGACATTCTTTTAGCCTTTTTCCCATCAGGAACATAGATTCCTTCTGTTGTGTTACTTTTTTCGTAAAAAGTCCCCCCTATCGCCAAAAATAGAACAAAACTGAAGTCAACTGAGTTGTTACATGATGGTAACATTTACGTTACAATTATAGGCGACGTAGGACGATACGTCAAGTGCTAATACGAAAGGAGGCTGTCGCTTATGTTTCAAACAGTTCGACAGGTCGCGCGGTATCTTGAAATCCCCGAAAGCCTTGTACGTCGCCTTGTGGCGCAGGGAGTTTGCCCGGGTGTCTATTCCGGAAATCGTTTTCTCGTGAACGTCGAGGCGCTGCGTGAATATCTCGAGGCTGAGAGTCGACAGGTCAAGGAGGTGCAAGCGTGAGACAATATTTGGTGTCCGATCTGCTCCATGAGGGCGCAGAGAATGGCACGACGCTTGCCGAGTTAGTCCAGCTCACAGGTGAAGATGAACGGTCGATCCGCCGTCGCATCCAAGCGGAGCGCAAGGCTGGGAAGCTGATTTTGGCCGACTGCAAAAATGGGTATTTTCTGCCGACAAGCACGCTTGATATTCAGCGCTTTATCAGTTCGATGTCGAGACGATCAAGGGAGATCGCGGCGATCTCACACGCAGCGGAAGATGCGCTTTTAAAGATGACCGGTCAGGAGACCTTGCGGGGGTGGCAAAATGGCTGAACGAAGGATGTTCGCAAAGTCAGTTATCAACTCGGCGCGTTTCCTGACGATGCCGCCATCGTCGCGCTTGCTTTACTATGATCTCGGTATGGCTGCGGATGATGACGGAGTCGTAGAAGCCTTTACCGTGATGCGGACGACAGGCGCAGCAGATGATGATTTGCGGGTGCTCGTCTCTAAAGGATTCGTGTCACTGCTGAACGACGAGTTGGTCGCTTATATCACGGATTGGAGCACGAATAATCAGATCCGCAAGGACCGATACCAGCCAAGTATTTACAAAAATTTGCTGGTGAAATTGGGCGACGGCAACCAACGGTTAACCGACGGTTTACCAGATGGCAACCAACGGTCAACCCAGTATAGGTTAGGTAAGGATAGTTTAGGTAAGGATAGTACAGGTGAGGAGAATAAGGCGGCTACGCCGCCACGCGCGAAGCGCTTCACCCCGCCCACGTTAGCAGAGGTTCAAGCCTATGTGCTTGAACGCCAGTCGCCGGTAGACCCGCAGGGGTTCATCGATTTTTACGAGTCGAAAGGCTGGCTGGTTGGCAAGGCCCCCATGAAAGACTGGAAAGCGGCTTGCCGAAATGCGGAGAAGTGGGAACGGTGGAACCGCAACGACAGCCGCAGCAAGGTAAAGACCACTGCGGATTACGGAACGGAGGACTTTTTCAATGCTTGATAACCTTGTTCAGAAGTCGCTGGAACATTCCACTGAGAAGCCGGGCGACTACATGAAAGACGGCGTTCTTTGCTGCGGTGTTTGCGGAAAGCCAAAGCAGAAAAAGATACACTTCCCCAATATGGGGGATAGGCTGGTAGGGATCGCCTGTGACTGCACGGAATCGGAAAAGGCCAGCGTGGACGATGCGAACGATACTGCCGCCTTTGAAACGATGATGGAGCGCCGCCGCATCGAGGAATCTATCGTCGATCCCTCGTATCGAAAAGTCACACTTGCCGATGATGACGGCGCAAATCCGAAAATCTCTAAAATTTGCAGGAAGTATGTCGATCAGTGGGACAAGGTATCGACGGAAAATATCGGCATCCTGTTTCGCGGCCCTGTTGGTACGGGCAAGAGCTTTTTTGCCTGCTGCATCGCAAATGAACTGCTGAAAAAGCGTGTTCCGACAGCGGTGACGAGTTTTCCGCGCCTTTTGAATCTGCTGCAAAACAGTAAAGACCGTCAGGGCTTGCTTGACCGACTGAGTACATACAAACTGCTCGTCATTGACGATCTCGGCGTTGAGCGTGATACCGGGTACGCGGCGGAGCAGATTTTTGCAGTCATCGACGCGCGCTGCCGCTCGAATCTGCCAACGATCGTGACTACGAACCTGACGCCGCAGGAGATGGATGCGCCGGAGACGATGCAGTACAAGCGCATTTTCGACCGCGTGGCGGAAATGTGCCCCGTCTCGCTGTTGATAGACGGTGAGAGCCGCCGCATCCAGAATGCCCAGCGCCGCAAGGAGCTTGCAAGAGAACTGCTGCTATAAAAAGCGGCCTCCTGAAAGCTCAGGAGACCACCCATGATGAATGTTATCTTATCAGTTTCATTTTATCATGGGAGGTAACGATATGCAAGAGTCGAAAGGTGAGCGAACAAGCGAAATTGCAGCAGCGGTACAGGCTGGCAAGGCGGACATTCTAAGCCTTTGGGCGGCGGTTGAACGCTTTGCATGGCAGCAGTCCTTGAGGTGGGTGCGGGCAATGGAAGGTCGCGCAGGTGTCGAGGAAAGCGACCTTCTGCAAGTGGCCTTTATCGCCCTCATGGACACGCTGCCGACATGGGATGTGAACAAGGGTGAATTTCTTACGCTGTACGGCATTAAGCTCAAGGCGGAGTTCACAGAAGCCTGCGGGCAGCGAACACAGCGGACGCGATGTGACCCCATCAACACTGTTTGCCGGTCGATGGACGAGCCGATAGGCGACGAGGACAGCGACCTGACGCTTGGTGATGCGATTGCCGATGAAGCGGCGGCAGAAGCCTTTGAGGATATCGAACAGCGGGATTTTCGACAGGCCGTGCAAGCGGCGCTTGCACAACTAACAGATGCACAGCGCGAGGCGATCATCAGTGAGTTTTGGTTCGGACGAAAGCCAGACCCAAAGTTGAGGCGGACAGCGCTGCGAACCTTGCGGCATCCGCGCATTCGAAAGCCGTTAGTGGAATTTTACCGCTGAAAGAACGATGCAACGTCAGAAAAAACAAAGCCGGAAAGGGGGCTTTTCAAACTTTGTCAAAGAAAATCAGAGATGAGACCATTATTGAAGCGCTGCTGATCTCCGCGACAGTGCGGAGCGCGGCGGCAAAGCTCGAGATCAACGAGCAGACGATCTATCGCCGAAAACGCGACCCTGAGTTTATGCAGAAGTATAACGAGGCACGGCGCGAGCGAACCGAAGCGGCGCGAAATGTGTTGCAGGAGCGGGCGCACGCCGCTGCGGATACGCTGGCAACGATCATGCAGGATGCAGACGCGCCCGCACAGACCCGCGTGAGTGCCGCGGCAGAGATTTTACGGCAGACGGTGAAGTACACGGAGATCACAGACATCATGCAGCAGCTTGACGAGCTTGAAGCATGGCGAAGGGAGCAGGAAAACCGATGAGGAAGAATTATGACATTCGACTTGCAGCCCTGCGCGAGTTTCTAAAATCTCACGCAAGCGGTGAAACCGTCTTTATTGTCGAGGGCGGCGCAGAGTATCACGCAAAAGAAGATCCTTTCAACTACCTGATGCAGCACGGCGCATATACCCATGACGGGCGGCGCATTGTCCTTTATCCGCACCCGATAGAGAACATAGACCCGCTGAGCCTGAGCCTTTACCAGCTTATTGACGAAGCGGTAGAGAAAGGGCGGTTGACCCTGCCAGAGCTGGAGAGTGACGAGATTGGAGGTAAAGCCCTTGAATAACAGCATTAAAGCCCGCCTTGCCTCTTTACAGGCGATTGCAGCGCAGGAGAAAACCGGCGCAGCAATTATGACCCTGCTTGAAAATGGCGCGTGGGCGGCTTGCAGAGCGCCGCAAAGCCCTGAAAAGGTATTTCAGACAGAGCAGGATGCGCGAGCCTATTTATCAGGCTGCGACCCCATCATCGTTATTGACGTTTGAAAATCAATTAATTACGGGCATTTTTGACCGCAACTTTCGCTCAAACTTGAGCAAAAGTTGAAGATAGACGGCGGGAAAGACCGCAGAAAGGAAACTTCACTATGGAATTGAATGCAAGAATTGAGACCGCTGAGAGCGTAAAGGAAAAGGCAAAGACTGCCCTCGGCCTTGATTTGAGTAGCGCCCTTGACCTTGTAAAGCGCGGCGACTATGACAGCGACGAGGCGTATCTGGACGCTTGCACCCGCGCCGAGTTGGAGCGTAGCAGCCCTGAATACAGAGCCGCCAGAAGCCGCCTAAAGGTCGAATACCAGGCACGGCGAGAGGAACAGGAGCGCAAGGCACAGAGCGAAAACTATAAAGCAATCCGCAGCAGCGTGAGCCTTGACAGCGTAGACAAGCACAATATCGACGAAGAAGCCGCCGCACTTGCCCGCCGTGATCTTTCCGCAAATCGTATTGCCGCGTCCGATCTGGGCGCGACCATTGAGAAGTACGCGGCAGAGCTGACGGAAAAAAGCAAGGACAGTAAGGCCAGCAGCGCTCTTTTCAATGCTATGCTGCGCGGTCAACTGTAAGGAAAGGAGAACACACCATGAGCGAATTTAACATTTATGCCCGAAAGCTCGATACAGCTTTCAAAGAAGCCCGCAGCGAATACAATACCGCTTTCCGCGCACTCCAAGAGGCGCAGCAGGCCAGCCGTGACGCTAACGCATGGAAGCCCGGAGACAGCGCCGAGGAAAAGCAGATTAGAACAACCCGCGCAGCGCTAAAGCTACATGACGCAGAAGCCACCTTTAACGAGGTGAGCGCCCGCGTTTGGGACAACTTCAAGGCCACGCGCCGCACGATCCGCGCAGAACTGGAACAGGCAGTGTGCGCCGCCAATATTGCAAACCCTGACGCAATCGACAATAACGCCCTTGAGCTGATGAAAACCGGCGTTCTTTCCCCGGCTGATTACTCCGCGTTCATGGAGAGATTCGACAGCAACCACACCATGTTAAAGTTAGTTGGTCACTACGCAGCCGAAGCCGCAAAGACTACGGACAGCCGCCGAGAGGCCGCAGCCCTTAACGCTATCGCTCTTGACTGCCAGAGCGGGGAGGGCGCAGTCATGCGGGCATGGGACAGCATTTCGGCAATTTCTGACAGTTGCGGCGACGGGGACGGCTACCGGCGCAAATCGCCCGGTGTAATTGTCAGCATGAGCGAAAAATGGGACGATCTCGCGGGCGAGGCCGTGGAGAACTTCTGATTTTCGATAAGCGGCAGAGATCAACATACTGCTACAAAGTTTCCTGAAAACAAATTTAAGGAGAGATAAATATGGAACTTAGTTTTGCGAACGGTGTGCAGGAATACACCGTGCACGGCGTTAAGGGCGATGTGATCATTCGATTCAACCCGACTGACGGCGCATTTATCCAGCGTCTTTACAACGCGTTTGACACGCTGGATAAGAAGCAGGAAAAATACGCCGATGAAGTCCAGAAGTGCGGCGACCGCGTTGAGATTTTCAACATTGCCGACCGCCGCGACAAGGAGATGCGCGAGATCATTGACGGCCTTTTTGAAGAGCCGGTGTGTAACAGCATCTTTGGCAACATGAACCTCTATGCGATGGCGGACGGCCTGCATGTGTGGACAAATTTCCTGCTTGCGCTGATGGATGAGACGGACAGCGCCTTTGCTCGTGAGCAGAAAGCCACGAATCCGCGCATTCAGAAGTACACGGCGAAGTATCGCCGATGAATTGGGGCTTGCCTACCTCCGTTGAGATCGGCGGAGAGAGCTATGAGATCCGCACGGACTTTCGCGTTATCCTCGATATCTTCGTAATGCTGAGTGATCCTGATTTGAGCGGCACTGACCGCGCAGAGGGCATCTTGCAGATGTTCTATGTCTCGCCTGAGGATATCCCGCCGCAGCATTTGCAGGAAGCTGTAGACCGTTTTACATGGTTCCAGAACGGCGGCAAAGAGCAGGATAAGAAGAAATCGCCGAAGTTGGTCGATTGGGAGCAGGATTATCCTTTGATTCTCCCTCCCATCAACCGAGTATTCGGACAAGATATCCGCGAGATCCCTTATGATGCGGAGACCAACACCGGGGGCGTCCATTGGTGGACGTTCCTCGGTGCGTATAACGATCTCGGGGACTGCACCTTTGCTCAGGTCGTGCGCATCCGCGACAAAAAGGCGCGCGGCAAGACGCTTGAAAAGGATGAACGCGAGTGGTACCGCCGCAACAGCGACCTCGTGAACATAAAAAATAAGCTCAGCCAGGAAGAAGAGACCACCATTTCGACTTGGTTGAAATTGGGGAAGGAGTGATTAAATGGCGAATGCTGACGGCAGTGTGATTTTCTCTTGTGATTTGGATTCGACCAAAGCACAAAAGAAACTGAGCAAGCTGCGTGACGAGATATCCGAACTGAACAGCAAGCTTGAAAAGGAAACGGGCAATAAGATGAACCTTGAAAAGCAGCTTGACGCCGCATCTCAGGCAGCGAAAGCTACGGAGGAACGCGTGAAGATGCTGCGAAAGGAAGTCGAACGGCTGAACGACCGCGAATGGATCCAAAAACAGGGATTTACACAGAACGAATATCAGGCCAAAGTGCTCGACCGCCGCGCCGCTGCGGAGGCGGAGCTCAAACAGCAGGAAGCGCTTTTGCACACGCAGACGAAGGAGGTCAAAACGCTTTCGGCTGCTTACGAAGAGACGACCGCCAACATCGACAGCATGACGGTAAAGCTCGACAAAGCAAAGGTCGCTGCCGGTGAGATGATTGCCAACGTGGAGCAAGAGCGCAAGGAGCGCGAGGCTGAAAATTCAGCGCTCGCCAAAGCGAGCCAGTATGCCGCGCGTTTCAGAGATCAGGTCAAGAGTTTAGCGCGCTCTATGCTTGTATTCTCAGTCATCACGGCGGCGCTCATGGCGCTACGCAAGCAGATCAAGGCGGCTATTGCGACCAGCGCAGAGGCATCCGACGCTTTTGCCCGCCTCAAAGGTGCGCTGCTGACGCTGGCCGCGCCTTTGATGGACGTACTCATTCCGGCGCTGACGTGGCTAATGAATCTGCTTGCGGCCATTGTGTCGGAGATCGTGACGATCATCTCGATTCTGAGCGGTAAGTCAAAGAAGAGCATGGAGGCATCGGGCAAAAACCTCTACAAAGAGGCCGCCGCCATTGATGCGACCGGCAAGGCGGCAAAGGAAGCGACAGACGCGCTCGCGGCGTTTGATGAGATCAACAAACTCAGCACGACAATGTCCGTTGGCGGCGGTGGCGGCGGAGCATCTGCCATTGCGCCGGACTTTGATTTTGACGAAGGGCCCATGATGGAAAAGCTCGACAAGGTGTTCCAGAAGATCAATGATATCTTTAAGACCATCCGCGCGGGGCTTGAGATCGTCGTGGATGACCTAAAATGGAGCTTTGACAAGAAAGTTATCCCCAAGAGCAAGGCAACATGGCTGACCGTTTTAACGGCGCTGCTCGGTGCAACGCTCGGCGCGGCGTTCGGCGGCATCACAGGCGGCGTCATCGGCTTATCCCTCGGTGTGCTGCTGGGGCTGTACCTTGTGGGCCTTGACCCCGAAACATGGAAAACCGAGATGGACGCAGAGGATACGTGGATCGTGGTCATCACGGCTTTGCTCGGTGCGCTGCTTGGCAGCGTGTTTCTTGGCATCACCGGCGGCGTGGCCGGTTTCAGCCTGGGCGCGATCCTCGGCCTTTATCTCACCGGCTTTGCAGAGGGAGACGAGGAACACGGCGGCAAATCGCAGCTTCTTTCCGAGTTGATCGTCGTGCTGTGCGCGCTGCTTGGTGCTGTTATCGGCTCTATCGTGACGCCGGGCGCCGGTACAGTCGTCGGCATGGGATTAGGCCTGATTCTCGGACTGAGCATTTACAGCGTCCGCAAAGACCCGAAGAAGGGCACGCAGCGGCTTGTCAGCATCGGGCGCAGCGTACTTCTTGGACTGCTGGCCGGTGTTCTTGGCGTTGGCCTTGCAGCGCTGGGAATCGTCAGCGCCGGTACGGCGTTCATTATCTCGGCGGCGATCGGCCTTGCGCTGAAATTTTTCGTCGATAGTGTGGACGATTCCAAAGTCAGAAAAGCAACGTCCGGCTTTACCGGTACGCGCGTATCAACAAAGGCACCGGCGCGCAGCCGTCGCGTGGCGGCGCAGAACTTAGACGGCAATGCGCCTGTGTATAACGAGATCCCAGCGCTTGCGAGCGGTGCGGTCATCCCACCGAACCGAAAGTTCCTCGCTGTACTGGGCGACCAGAAGAGCGGAACGAACGTCGAAGCGCCGCTTTTGACCATCAAGCAGGCCGTTATGGAGGCGCTGGCACAGGGCAGCCGCGAGCCCATCAATGTGAACCTCGTTGTGGATGGTAAGACGCTTGCCCGCGTGGTCGTTCCCAACATCAACAACATGACGCGCGCAGCCGGTAAGCCCGTGCTGCTGTACTAACGGGAAAGGAGACTGCAAATGTTTATCTTCGGCTATGACAAAGTGCTTGACCGTCTGGAACGAGTGATCCACCAGCTTGTGGAGTTGCAGGCGGCGGAATGATGAAGGAGAGGACTGTGCCGTAATGGGGTTAAAATTCAAAGTCCATATGGACGGAATGGACGAACTGAAAAAAGCTTTTTCAAAGGCTTGCACGAAAGCTGAACACACGGTTGCGGAAGAGGTGTTGAGTGATACTGCCCCATTTGTTCCAGCGTTGACAAAATCACTTACAAATCGCTCACACGTCGAGGGAAACTATGTCGTATACCCGGGGCCTTTACTGATGTGCGATAAAGAAGTAATAGAAGTGTAAAAAATTTTGCCGTTCCTATCCGGCACTTAGCTCTTGTGTCGGATAGGTCGGGCGGTTATTCGGGCAAGTCCACCTTGCCAACAAAAGAATAATAAATCT